TTGCCTATCTGGGCACTATTGTCCCTATCATTGCCGTGGGTTATCTGGCCGATCATTGGGGGCTGGATTTCGCCGTAATCAGCTTTTGTATCGCGATTAGTTTGCTGTGTTTTGCGCTGTGGTGGGCTTATCAAAAATCTCATCGACCAGCCTAAAAAAAGCCCTCAGTTGAGGGCTTTTTTGATGTTTTATTAAATAATTATTTACCAATACAGAATGTAATTCCAATTATATTTTTAATATAAATTAATAACTTATAAATTTAATTAAAACATAGTGACTAATAGGTGACTGATTGTGTCATCACTAGGCACTTTTTAAGCTGCTCCTCTATTTAGTGGCTCAGGTTCTTAATGGATCTGATTATAAAGCTCCTCTTTTTTGTGGTGCTTATACTGCATGTCACTTTTGACGGTCAGACATCACCGATATTATCGGGCATGTTGACTGAGTGACTTTGAGTAACTCAGTTATCCACCAAGTATCTTTAAGCTACTCACTTGGTCAGTTTTAAAATGTGAGCAAGTTATAAAAATCACAAAATACTTTCGATTGTAGATACGTGCATCCAGTCGCGTGTGCATTGCCGAAGTTGAGGATTTTAGATGGTGGGGGGTGATTCTATGTTGAGGCCATTTGTAGCAGTGAACCGCTCCAATAATCACGCTGTAATTCTATTGGGATTTTAAGCCTTAAAACCACAGTGAATACATCCCTCGTGCGCGCGCGTAGTTGTTCCGAAACACAACGCAATTTTGCGCTCAGTGAATACCGTTGCTCACTTTTGAGCTTTGCTTTTAAAACATGGATTTAGCCAACGCAATTTTACGCTGGTCTACTATGGAAAACTCAGGTTTCGACAACGCAATTTTGCGCTGTCCTACTTCAGAAAACTTCAGTTTTAAAAATACAAAACCTGATAAAACCTGAGATTCAGAACGGCGTACCTGTTAACAATTGTTGACATTCAAAACGCTGCGTCTGTTATCAATTGTTATGGTTTGAAATACTGCGTTTGTTAAGAAATGATAAGGTTCGGACTTATCAAAACCTATGGTTACAGACTGCGTAAATCCTAAGTAATCCTAAGGTCACAACCTTACAAAACCTGACATTTAGAACGCCGTAGCTGTAAGCAATAGTAAGCACCTTTAACTTTATTTTAACTTTTAACTTAAACAGAAATTTTTTTGCTGGTGCGGTTTGGAGTGGTCTCCGCTTTGGGCCAATCCATAAGATATGAAATCCCCCCCCTTGCCATATAATCGTATATACGATATATTGAATGAATAATCTACTAAGGGGTACACAATGACAAACAAGACTAAAATTTATGATGCTGGTGATATGCTCGATGCAGTTTCCCTTGCAGCAAATGACATGGACTGGATGAGTACAGCGATAAGTATTATTCGAAAAGAGGTTACACGCCTTCATGAGTCAGCCGAAAAAGGGGAGTTATCACAATATTCTTTCGTTGAATTGAGAACTCAAATAGATATGTTTGCATTCCTTGCCAGTGAGCGACACGAGTACCATGCTAATGAGGCGGATAGACTAGAAGCAGAATTTAAAGTATTAGGACAAAAGGCCAGTGCATGAACAAGCCTAACGACACGCCCAAAACTCGCTATGAGAAAAAGCGCAAGCAAAAGCTAGTCAGCTTCAATACTGAGAATCCACACGATGCCGATCTATTGGCCCATGCTAATAAACTGGATGATTTTAGCGGATGGGTTAAAGAACAATTGAATGAAGACATGAAGGAAAAGAACAGCTCACAATAGTGGGCTTTTTTAATGCCTTAAATACACATAGTCTTATGCCACGATTTACGCTCTCAATAATTATTTATACCTGATCAATCCGACTAAGATAACTCACTAAGAATATCGACATGAAGTTATATTTTTTATTTGGCCGAAACATCGTATAAGGCATATCGTTTTGATGTGGTAACAGGAAATCGGATATACAGGTTTTGATGTGGTAACAGCATTTTTTTGATGTAGTAACATAGTCCACGTATATAAAATGATCAAAAGTACGGACATGGGGTATACGGTCATAATTTTGGTATCCATCCATAAAAATAGAAATATAAACCTGACAAAACCTGACATTTTTCCCAGTATAAAAAACCTATTTGGAACCATATATTTTGATGTTTTTCGGATGGGTCTTATATGTGTGGAGATTGGAAATAATGTCTACTTAAAATAAAACATATAGATCAGGAGGTATTGAAGATGGAATAAACGTAACGTGACCAGACGTGTACGAATCGTTAATTTAAAAACCTAAAGAAATCCAAAGAAAACCCAACGAATAAACCTGTCAAAACCTGTTATTTGAAAGTAAGTGATAGTCAGTATTTGAACTTAACAAAACTTAACTTTAGAACTTGATGAAACTTGAAATTAGAACCCAACAAAACCCAACGATTGAACCTGATAAAACTTGAAATTAGAACCCAATTTTTTGATGAAAATATAGGTAAAAATATATAGAAATTATGTCAAATTTATACGTAAAAACTTACATAAATTATTGAATAACAAAAATAATTAACACATTTAAACATGGTAAAATAAAGATCAATTATTGATAGTTTTGAAGCTAAAAAGTGATGGCTTTCTAGGCCTAAATTAGTTGGGATTTTTTTAATAATTAGGGCGGAAATCCATATTGAATAGAGATATAAAAGCAGTTGGAGTATTTAAATTATGGCTACTCGTCAAGAAATAGAGCAATACCTAAAAAACCCAAATGTTCGCAAAATGCTGGGAGTAATTGCTTCGGCTGAAGGTGTAAAACATGGGTATAACACACTGTTTGGTAATGAGCGATTAAGCGATTTAAGCAAGCATCCCGGTATTCTAAAAGAGTTCACCCAGACTGACGGTAAAAAGAATAAAACCAGTGCCGCAGGTCGTTATCAGTTTCTAGAACCAACCTGGAACGGTCTTGCAAAACAGCTCGGACTAAAAGACTTTTCACCCAAAAGCCAAGATATAGCCGCTGTTGCGCTATTGGCTCAAAATGGTGCGCTACCTTATGTCTTGAAGGGGGATATTCCCACAGCAGTCAAGAAATCAGGAGGCACTTGGGCTTCTCTCCCTTCTGCACCAGATAGCTATAAGCAACCTAAAAAAACATGGAGTGATATTGGAATGAGTGGCAGCACATTTGATCGAGTAAAAGGAAAAAGAGAGGCCCAGAAACAACCAACCATTGCTGATGTCTATAAGGCATACCGTGCTGGGAGACTTACAGCTGAGCAGCAAAAAGATTTTGAAGAGGATGTTCGGGCCGGTATCATTATGCTGCCAGGCGGCGCAAAGCTAAAGAGTCAGAAAAAAGCTCAAGAACCAATATTACTCAGTCAAGAAATCTCAGACGCTTACACAGGTGGCACGTTAAGCAAAAGACAGCGTGAAGATCTGGAAGCAGATATGAAAGATGGTCTAGTTAAGTTACCACCAGCCGGATTGCCTGATTTTGATGAAAATGGCGTGATTCGAGAGGATCAGCCGCAACAACCAAAACCACAGCAAGCCCCACTCAGTACCATGGATAAAATTATCGGTGGTGGTGAAGCCGCTTTGACCGTGGGAACAGGCATGATTGGTGGCGCTATTGGTCAGGCTACAGGCGGTTTGCACGGTATTGCTGAATCTGTCGTTGATGGCACATTTGGCACCCAGCAGGGCGCACAGAATGCTGTGAATCGTGCAGGTCAGTTTGCTAACGCGCTAACTTATGAGCCAAATACAGCAGCAGGGCAACGTGCCGTTGGGGCGGTCGGTGAGTTCATTGAAGATAGTGGGCTTGATACTTTGCCACCTGTTTTGGGCGGTGGTATTGGCGCTACTACCGCAACACTTGGACGTGCATCTGTACCGGTAGCTACCACAGCAGCAAGAGAAGTGGCGCAGGCTGCAAAACCTGTCGTGGCGCAAGTGGTTGAGCAGGCAAAACGGCCAGTTAGTGCTGTTACGGAAGCGGCTAAAAATGGTGTGAATAAAATTGGGGATATGACCGGACTGAGAAGTCAGACACTTGACGGCGGTAGTGTTGGCGCTGCATCGGTTCCAATTGATGTTACTCGACAGGCCATGTTTGATGAATTCAATGTGCCCTCTACGACAGCCCAAGTATCACGCAACCCCACAGACTTGGCAGAAATGCACAATTTAGCGCGCAAAGGTGGTGAAGCGGGGCAGATCATCCAGGATCATTTAAATAATCAGCAGCAAGCTCTTGGAACGGCTATTGATGACATGATTTATAGCAAAGGTGCCACCACAACAAACGCGGCTGAAGTCGGGGAGACCATCAATAATGTTCTTGGAACTCAGTTTAAGGTAGAGAGAGCCGCTGTAAACAAAAAATATCAGGCAGTCCGCGAGTCTGAAGGCGCACAAACAAAAGTTGACTTGGGTAGCGGGCCAAAGTGGGTAGAGGATGATATTAAGCTTGCTGACGAGCGCGGTATTCAATTAGATAGCCAGTCCGTACTGGATTTAATTAATGAAAATGTTGATCTTGAGACTACTGCAATTTACAGGGATGCAAAACGCGCAGCAGTGCGACTTGGAATTGCTGATGATGTAGATGGGAGATTAACACCCAAACCCAAGGGACAGGAGCCAAACGTAAACCAAGTTGAAGAATGGCGCAAGCTAATCAATGATTTGGGCAGCAACTCTGATGATGGTGATATTCGCATCAAAACCCGTCTTAAAAAGCTAATTGATAACTCGCTCGACAACACGGGTAGTAATGCTTTTAGAGAAGTGCGAAAAGAGTATTCAAGCTTCAAACAAAGTTGGGAGGGTCGTGCTGTACTTTCCGATCTTGTAGCTATGAAAAGAGGTGCGAACAGTGGAGACCGGAAGATTATTGATGAAAATATTGTGAATCGAATCATCAAGCCAACCACTTCCCAAAAAGACTTAGAGTTTGTTAAGAAAAAAATTCTACAGTCTGAAGGTGGTGAACAAGCTTGGACTGATTTACAAGCGTCAATTATCGACAAGATCCGCAATGAGGCCTTCTCAGGTGCTCAAGACGCCCAGGGTAATAATGCTTTACTTGCATCAAAAATGGAAAAGGTGGTTAAGACTCTTGATGGCACTACCCAGCGACTCGATACGCTCCTTGGAAAACAGGAAGCCGAAAAAATCAGAAATGCTAGTGAATTGGCTAAGATTATTAAAACAGTTCCTGAAGGCACTGGTGTCAACTGGTCAAATACTGGAACACTAATAGCAACCATGATGGATGCTACTATAGGAACAGTATTCACTGGAGTACCAGTTCCCGTACCTGTAACGCTTGCATTGCGAGAGGCAGTGAAGCACATGAAAGGTAAAAAAGAGGTAGCAAGAGCACATGCCATCATAAAGCAATTTGAGAAGCCAATAGAAAACTCAGGTAAGTTTTAGTACAGAGCAATCATACAGCCTCGTTCCTTGCCAAACCCTGATCTTTAATTGGATTAGGGTTTTGCTTTATAAGACCTAACTCTGTGCTCAGCCAACGCCAAATTGCGCTCGCTACTTCAGGCGACGCATCTGCTAATAATTCTAAAATATAAATCCAGCAAAACCAGACATTTAAATCCCAAGAAACTAACATTTTATTAGCGATATTCGGCTGATCTAAACTCTATTTTTTTGTACGTAAAAACTTACATAAATTATTGAATTATAAAATTAATATTAATTTGTGGTGTGGTAAAATAAAGATCAATTATTGATAGTTTTATGATCGAAAAATAGTAGCTATTCACACCTAAACTAGCTAGTGGTTTCAATAATCAAGACAATGGTAAATTGCGGTATTTGTATTATCCATATATAGAATAATTATTGAAAGATAAGAGAGTGTTTTTAGCTGGTTGCAGTGGTTAATAGTGGTTTGATTGTTGATGATACGAAAATTATGGGAATGTTTAATTATGGTACAGCCAATTAATTATATGCTTGATGTGCAAAATCTAGTACAGACTGCCAGTGCGGCCAGCTCACTCACTATTCGAGCGTCAGGGCGAGAGGTGACTTAATATGTCAAACCTTATCATTGCAGATCTAGAAAAAGAAATGCTGGATATGCCGCAGGCTGATTGTCCTGTGGCTCACCACTTCGGGCCCGGTATCTACATTCGAGAAGTTACGCTTCCTGCGGGCATTTTTGCTGTTGGGCATGCTCAAAAATTTGATCATCTAAACATTATGCTGACCGGTAAAGTGGCTATTGTTGATGATGGTAAGGTTCGAGTATTAGAAGCACCAATGATATTCACTGGTAAGCCGGGCCGTAAAGTAGGCTATGTGATTGAAACGTGCGTGTGGCAAAACGTCTACGCTACAGAAGAAACCAATATTGATGCACTGGAAGCACACTATCTGGACAAAAGTGAAAACTGGAAAGCTTGCGATAAAGAGCAATCAAACATCATTTATGCACTAAATCAACCAGATCGTGAAGACTTTGAGCAAGTATTAAAAGATTTTGGCTTTGATGCTGAAACCGTGCGACAGCAATCAGAGGATGAGTCAGATCAGATTGATATGCCGGTAGCATTTAAGGCCGTGGCACAGGTTCGTGATTCTAATATTGAGGGTAAAGGGCTGTTTTTAAGCTGGCACACGATGTCGGGCCAGATTATTGCACCCGCACGAATCTCTGGAAAGCGCACACCAGCCGGGCGTTATGTGAATCACTCAATGAACCCAAACTGTAAATATGTAGCCGATGAAAATGGTGATATTTACCTAATGTCTTTGCGGGATATTGATGGCTGTAAAGGTGGTGGTTGCGGTGAAGAACTTACCGTGGACTACAGACAAGCACTTATCTTAAATATGGAGTTATCAACATGTCAGGAATAGCAACAGCAGTTGTCGTTGGTTCTGTAGCGACAGGGTATATGGGTAGCAAGGCGCAAAAGAAAGCAGCAAATACAGCAGCAGGCGCACAGATGGAAGCATCTGAAATGGGGGTGGAGGAGCAGCGTCGACAGTTTGATGCGGTTCAAAAACTTTTAAAACCTTATGCGGATGCTGGTCTCAGTGGTTTATCTGGTCAGCAGGATCTATTAGGTATTAACGGCACAGCGGCACAGCAAGCAGCTATCGGAAATGTCAACAACAGCGCAGAAATGCAGACCTATTTGCAACAAGGTGAAAACGCCATTTTGCAAAATGCATCGGCTACTGGTGGTTTGCGTGGTGGTAATACTCAAGCAGCATTAGCACAATTTAGACCGCATCTGCTCAATCAATTGATTAACCAGCGCTATCAAAATCTAGCAGGCATGACCTCACTTGGTCAGAACGCAGCAGCTGGAACTGGTAACGCAGGCATGCAGGCTGCCAGCAATATTTCAAACCTTTACCAACAGTCTGGTGCGGCCCAAGCGGGTGCAGCATTAGCGTCTGGTCAGGCTAGCGCAAATATGTGGAATGGTGTTAATAGTGCAATCGGCACAATTGGCGGAATGAAACTAACGGGGATGTTTTAATTATGCAACCTATTAATTATATGCTCGATGTACAAAATCCAGTTCAGACTGCCATGACTGGTCTTGCTCAAGGTATGCAGATTGGGCAGTTCGCAAATGCACGTGAACTTGCTCAAAAAGAAGCACTACAGAAAGAGCAAATGCAGCAAAGCCTTGCTGAGTTTGCAGCACGACCAAATAAGACCGCAGATGACTACGCCAGCATTATGGCGCAATACCCAGCATTGGCGGAGGATTTTCAACGATCCTACAATGTACTAGATACTGGTCGCCAGCAATCCACCTTTAAAACAGCATCCCGTGTTTATGGGGCTTTACATGGTGGAAATATCAAAGTTGCCAAATCTATCTTGGAGACTGAGGCTTTGGGTTATGAGAATGCAGGGGATGTAGATACAGCTGCTCGAATGCGTGAGCTTGCAAAGATGGGTGAGGAAAATCCACAAGGCTTATTAACAGCGGCAGGCTTTATGCTGTCATCAGCTAATCCTTCCCAATTTAAAGAAGTACTTGGTGCCTTGGGTGAAAATCAAGCCTTGCCGGATGAAATTGATCTTAAGCGCGCACAGGCAGGAAAAGCCAAAGAAGAGACCAAATGGCTTGGCCCGAAAGTTAAAGCTGAAATTGGAAAAATTGAAGCCGATACAAAACAGACAGAGATTGAGAATGACTGGATGCCAGAGGAGAAAACTTGGAGCATTGAGAATATTAAGTCTCAGATCAATGATCGTGGTGAGCGTCTGCAACTGGATCGCGATACACTCGAGACAAATACCCAGCTAAAACTTGAGGAGTTGGGACAAAGCAATATTAAGTTAAGCTCTGGCGCTGAAAAGATTGTTAATGAAGCTGTGATGGATTCAGCCGCAGCATTGACCCAATCGCAAAAACTTAGCGGTCTGGCTGACAAGTTTGAAGAAGAAGGGCAGGCTGGTGGCTGGTGGACATCAGGTTGGGCTGGGTTTAGGAAAGCCACAGGGTGGTCTAATGATGATCAAACTGCAATGATGCGGGATTATGATCGCCTGATTAATGGTGAGGTCTTAAAAGCACTACCTCCTGGCCCAGCAACCGATAAAGATATTGAGATGGCTCAAAAGGGGTTCCCTCCAGCAAATGCTGACTCCACCACAATTACTTCATTTTTGCGAGGAATGGCAAAAATTAATGAAATAGATTCTGCTCATAAGCAAATGGTTGCTGAGTGGACGAATCAAAATGGACAGCTTGGCTCAAGTAAGCGAGATATTGAAGTAATGGGGGTTCGAGTACCTCGGGGCACTAGCTTTAATGAGTTTTACCGTGCAAATCTAGGCCGTGTCCTGGAAAGCCAAAACAGCCAAGGACGCAGTCAACAAGTTGCCAGTGGGCAGCGAAGCTATATGAATATTTCACCGTAGAATTGTGATAACCTCTCTTTAATGTAAGGAGGGGTTTATGGAAATAATAGGGTGGATTGCGGTTGGCGCTATATTGTTTTACATGGCCAATCGCCATGATAAAAAGATGGATGAAAACTTCATGAACATGTTGATTAAACATGAGAATCTTGAGGAAAGAGTTCAGACACTAGAATATTATAATCAGGACAAGGATAAGACCATTGAGCACCTACAAGAGAGAGTTAGAGATTTAGAAGACAGGGTATTTGAGCTAGAGAAGCCCTATCAAAGAAGTATTCTTGACGATCTTGATTAATTGAGCCTAAAGGCTCTTTTTTTTACTTCTTTGTGTTACGTAGTGATACAAGATAGGTATTCGTTTAAAACGGCGCAAACCTTGCTATGACTATGTTTGAGAGTGGTTTTGATGGTCTTTTTGATACGGTGCTGTAAAACAAGAAATTCTTTACGTAGCTATACAAAATAGGGGGTCTTTGCTTTACGTAGCTGTACAGAATCAAAGTCATTAAATCGCTGTATGCCTTGCTGTAATTGGCATAGATAGCATTTCTTATAAGTACCTTGTAAAGCAAAATTTAGCAGGACGTAGCAGGACAAAACCGCCTTTCTTGTTGGACGTAGCATGACAAACTGCATATCTGCTTAAAACGCCGTATGCCTTATATAGCTTGGGTCTGAGTGTATTTTTATAGGTGCCTCTATTGGTGTCTTGTCCAACAAATATAAAAGTCTTGTCCTGCAGAATCTTGCTAGACGTACCTAGACGAAATGCAATTTTAATAAAATGGCTGTAATGCTTACTGTATAAGCCTTTGACACGGTTTTTAGGGTGTTTTATGGTGGGGTGCTGTCTATCTAAATTAATGATGTGTCGTAGAGCTAATTTCTTCTTTTCTTGTACGACGTAGAACGACAAAACAGGGGGGTGTAATCACTCCATTTATGATTTTGTGAAACTCACCCTATGAAAGAGATACTTTTATCTAATTAGATTGTGCCGATCTAAATCAATCTAAAGCTCATTTTTGGCATAAAGCAGCATTTGCGAAACAAACCCTATGAAAGAGAATTTTAAGCAATTCATATTTGCTTAATTTTGAATTTTTAGAGTCCATAAAAAAGGGATGGTTCTGCATGGTGATAATGACCATTCAGCCAATAAAAAAGCTCCCCATATTTAGGGAGCTATTCGATTAAAGCAATTGCAGCTCATCGGCTCGAATCTCGGTTATTTCCCGATCCGTTCCTTTATTGTCTTTCCACTTCCTTGTGCGTAGTGAGCCTTCGACATACACCTTTCCGCCTTTCTTGAGGTACTTGCTGGCAATCTCGGCTAATCGGTTGTTAGTGGTGATTCTGTGCCATTCTGTAGCTTCTCTGCGCTCTCCAGTGGCCTTGTCCTTCCAGAACTCGGATGTTGCAACGCTAAATGTCGTAATGCTGCCACCGTTGGGAAATTGCTTTGTTTCAGGGTCACGGCCTAGTACACCCATCACTGTGACTCTATTTAAATTTGGCATTGGTTTAAATCTCTCTAATTTTCTCAGAATGTCTATTTTTCATGGGTAACATAGGAAACATGGGTAACATCCTTGCTATGACAGCGTTTCAGGGTGTTACCTATATTTTTTTGCTTGGGTAACGATGGGTAACATAGGTAACAAATGAGGGAAAATTTAGAACTTGTTACCTCTGTTACCTCGTGTTACCTGTGCTGTTTTGCTATAGGTAACGCCCTCAAAGCCTTTATTCATGCGGTTGTTACCTGTGTTACCTCTGTTACCTTCGTTTTTTATGCTTCCCAGCTAAAAATAGCCTCTTTAACGGCGTAAACCTTCACTGCATTTTTCCGTGATGGGATTCTTGCTGTCTTGCTGGTCTTGCCTGTGTCATGCTCAAGTAGGTTGTAAGCTAGTAAGGCCCTTGCTGCTTTGCGACTGTCATAGCCTTTGCAGACTTCATTTTTAAACTGCTCAGGCAATACATAAAATATCTTTTCGCCGTTTTCTATCTTCCAGTAGCCGACACGGTTATTGATACGCTCGATATGATCGGGATCGGGTGTAATAGCTTCAAAACGGCTTGATTCATTCGCCTCAAAGAATGCTTTAACATGGGTCACAATTTCCCGATTCTCATAATCTCCGACATACTCAAAGCCATTGACCCAAGTATTAAAAACAGTTTTTACAGAATTGAACGCCGTACCTGCTGCCCATCCTGTTATCCCTGCTTGGGTAGCCAATTCACCTGCAACTGCAAGTAAAGCAAAAGTGTTAGCTACACGAACAATATGCCCTTGCTGTACGTCAGCAATTAATCCGATGTTATATTGCTCTAATAGCTGTTTAGCTTGTGCCATAACCTTATCTTTGTCGCTGGCTAGATAATCCAGCCATGCCATGCCTGCCACGCCGTAAAACTGATTTGAAAGCTCTACAAGCTGTCTTGATTGCTTTGCACCATCTTCGGCAAAATCAATCTGATCAAATAACCCATATTCTGACTGGTCAACATCAATATCAATCAATCGAACTTCTTGCCCTAGTTTGGTTTTCTGTCCGCTTTCTTGCATGATTTCTTTTAAACTCTTTTCGCCAGTAGACATGAAAATAAGTTTCCATGTATAAGGGATTCTCGCTGTAATCCCTTTGTCCATACGCCCCTTACCTTTACCATTTGCAAGCATATAAACAATATTACCTAGCTCTCTAGGGTTTGATATTTCCCCAATTTCATCTAAACCTAAAAAACTGTCATTGTAGCTATATGCTGTATGCTCTAATGCGTTACCTGTTGAACGCCATGTTTTATGATGCCTTTCAGGATTTCCCCATACACTACAAGCAACATATAAAGCAGTAGTTTTCCCTTTAGATGATTGCCCTTTGAAATGTATACCTGCACCTGTTTGTTGTTCCAATGGTGCAAGTAATTGTCCTGCAAAAGCAGAACACAAAGCCACGACCAATTTAGAATGATTGGAGATAGGGATAGAAATATGATTTTGCCATTGCTTAAGCACCCCTTTACTTTGATAGCTACTTTCAATGCTTTTAGTAGTTTGATATACAACTAAATCACTGTTTTTATGCTGTCCGATCTGCTTATTTGGTAATACATAAACATCATCATGCCATCCAGCACGCTCTACACATAAAGCGCGTTTGGAAGTTGGGTAGCTCATTAAATAACTTTGTAGCAAGTTTCTTGCCTTGCCACTTGGGGCGATAACCACGCCTTTATCAGCTAAATATTCACGCAATTCTCTACCGTCAGATTGGAATAAGCGCATAGATAAGGCTTGAGCATGTTTAACACCATCCGCATCATGCCATTCTAGTAAACGCCCCCATGCACTACTCGATGAATCTCTCGTTTGTGCCAATACATGAATAGGACTTGAGATATATTGCTTATATTCATCATCTTTAGTCTGCTCAATGTAGTACAGTCCATCTTCTAAAAGATGAAATACACCATCACCATATTTAAACGGCTTGGCTAAATGGCCTTTAGGTAGATTGGTCTTTTCGGGTAATGCCTCTATCGCTTCATCAATAAACGCCAGCACTTCACTTACACTTTCATGCTGGGTCAGTTCGATCTGAAATTCACTTACACCAATTTTTAAATACTGGCATAGCAGTCTAACAGCCGTGTTTTGCTCCAATGCTTTGAATGGCTCAAGGTGCATGTGTTCAATTCTGACAGGCAAATAAAGCTGCTTATAACCTGCCTGTGATAGCTGGTTAATCACGAACTGTATTTGTTCAAAATCAAACGGCTTGAGTTCTGTTTTATGGTTGCTGCATAGGGTAGGCAGTAGCACCAATACAACGGCGTAGCCAGTCTGTGCGACTTTAAAGAATGCTTCTAGGCTGTACGTGATAATGACAGGCTTGGCATGGTCAAAATCGCCATACCTTGCAAAGCCTCTAGCCAATCCATCAGGCATGACAGCCACGCGCTGCCCATCCTGCATGACTGCACACTGTACAAGCTCCATTTGTCCATCATAGACAGGTACAATCAAAGGCTGTTCATAGGTAACGCCGTTTATATCCACATTGCTATCATCAACATAGATCGGCTGCTCAGGACTGCCAAAACGCTGTATTAATGGATGTGATGAATAAGCATCATTAAACGATACAAGCTGCGTACATTCGTTTAAAATGGCTTCGGGTGTTATTAGTTCTTTGGGGTGGTCATAATCAAGCATTGTGGCTACCCCCTCCATAACAACATTAACCGCACTTTCTAATGATTCATTTTTCATTATTGGCCCTCACTGCACACGGTTGATATGGATATTTGAATTAATCAAAACACCGTCATTTGATAATCCGACTTTTTCGCGGTTATCCATCATCTGCAGTAAACGCTGTTCTGCTTCCTCAAAGCTAATGCCGAAATGCTTTGCAATGTCCTCTAACTGGTACATAGGTTCGCCGTCATCGGTGTAACCGCTTGGCGGTGGCAGTAGGTTTAATTCCTTAGCCTTTTGGTGCATCTCTGCTTTGATATGCTCAGGCGTGTAGTGCATTGTCAAAATAAGGGCCTGCTCAGCGATGGGGTGGTGTTCCCCATACTGCTCAAGCATTGCTTTGTAATGGTCAAAGGCTTTGAAAAATTCAGGGTTTACATGTTTATTCATGGCCTACCCCCTCAAAAGTTAGCTGTAAATTTGCTTTGCATGTTTCAATGCGGACGGCGTTTAAATGCTTTTCGTGTTTACGGCGGTGCATACCATGGCTGTGGAACGTACCTTTATCCTTTGAGACCTTCTCTTGCATGCACAAGCGGTTTAGTTCTTCATAAGCAGTCTGTCTGGCTGAATAGCTCCCAGTCTTTCGAATGCTTGGCAGTACCTCAGCAAATACCCAGTTTTGGAAATTCAACGCTTCTTTTTTATTAGATCGAAAAATAATGCGATAAAGGTTAGGCTCATTAATGAACTTGAGCTTTTGAGTACCGCCATTTGTAAGGATGTGGCAATCTGCCATACCCTTTGAATCTAATTCACGTAATAAGCGTGATGTTCTGCTTACCGATAGGACATTACATACGTCAGTCAAACAAAATAAAGGCTCGTTGGTATTGCTCAAGACAACACGAACGCCTTGTTCATTGAAATTAAAAATAGATGGGTTCATGCTGCCACCTCTTTAACAAGCTCATACCGTGCATGTCTGCCAATGCCTGACTTATTGCGCTCGTTATGGGTCACAATGTCATAGCCTGCATTGCGTAAACGCTGAATAATTGCGCTCAGGCGGTAGCAGTTGAAAAGGTCGATAGCCTCGGCCTGTGAAATGGTCTTGCCTTGCTTGAGATAAGCTAAAACTTGCTTTAATTGGGTGCTGTTCATGTTCTTATGCTCCTGTCTTTGCAAGTGCGTCAGTCAGCTTGTGAATCGTTCCGATGTGGATTATCAGAACATCCTTAACGCCTGATTTCTTCACCATGTCAGCATGCTCACTGAGTAGCTCTTTAATCGTTCCGTTAAAGCCTTTAACCTCTAAAAACTTCATAGCTTCATCATTTACGATTAAATCTGCTTCCTGATCCGCTTCGCCAGTCGGACAATATGAGGCAAGGGCATAGGCGTATAGATCGGCTGGGTCTGTAATGCTCAAGGTTTCCAGTGCCAAGCGTAAAAAGGTATTTAGCTTGCTGGCCTCGGCATTTAGGTAGTCCTCAATTGAATAAGGCTTAGAAAATACCTCTGCACTTAATTCGGATGCTCGGATAGAAACATGGTCTAGCAGGTCAATTGCCTGTTCAATCTGTCTTGCATTGGCTTCGGTTTTAAGTTCATCAGGCAAGTAATCAAGGGCCAAGCAAGTGAAGTCAGATACATCAGTAAAAAGGCTCTTTATCTGCTCGCCGTTTACTGCATGGCTGATCTGCTCAAGTCTGCTTTGTGCCTGCTGAGTGATGCTAATTGCATCCTGTAGAGTAATTTCCATAGCTCAAGCCTCCATCGTTGCAATGGTGGCTTTGTGGCTTGCTATGCGTTCATTAATCCACTGGTCTACATCGGATTCAATCCAAGCAACACGGCGTTCGGAAATATTGACTGCTTTCGGGAACGTGCCTTGTTGCATCATTGCGTAAATTGACGATGCACCTAAGCCAGTTTTGGCCTGCACTTCTTTACGGCGGATCAGGCGCACATTTTCGTTTTTTTGTTCTTTAGATAAAGTCATCTAAACATTCTCCATAATGGAAATGCCTAGACACAAAATAGGGAATAGAAAGTAATTAAGAGGGAAAAACTAAGTTTTATTAATTAGATATAGCAGCATATAGCTGTTCAATAGATTCTAATGACTAACAACAAATGTTCGGTTTAGTAAACAATATGTTGACTTATGCCATGTTTGAACTACTATAAATACTGTTAAACCAATTTAACAAAATTAGTTTTTAATCGTTTTACATTTCTAAAGTTCCTTTAGTTTTGTGCCTGTCACGGCGGTTAAAAATTAATGGCGTTTAGCGATGTGGTGTTGCTAAAGCCACCTGTTCCAAAAAAAGGGTCAAGCGATGTGGTGTTGCTTGGCTCTTTTTCTTTGTCTGTAGATTTGTTCTGTGGTTAGCAGAATAAATGCATCAGACATGAATTCTATAAATAGTTCCTACTGAATTCATTGTTTTACTTTAACTATCTTTTGCTTAAATGGCTACCTCATTTCCCAACAAGTGCGTTAATTGTTGTCGTGAAGCACCATCAATGCGCTGCTCAATTATTCACTTTTGAATAACAGTGTTATTAAAAAATATAACCTCAGTTATGGGCTTAAATTTCACTTTTACTCTATTTAATTCGGTTTAAGTCGTTTTACCTCACTTTTGCTATAAATCTAATATAACCAAAGTTATAAATTGAATAGCATTGCTATTAGTCATATATGAATAATTAACAGTTCAGCAAGTTACAATTAGATACAATTAAGCGCCTTTAGCGTGGTTAAAAAAGATCAGATTCGGTTCATAAATCACGCTAAAAATATGATTACTCCACTTTTGCATCATCTCTGTACGCTCTTTTTCATACTTTGCCTTGTTGTAAACTCCACGAACTCCTTTAGCCGTATGGTTTAAACAAGCCTCGATTGCATCACTATTAAAGCCTTGCTCGTTTAAATGAGTGCTGGCCGTTCTTCTCAAGTCATGCACGGTAAACGGTGGCAAGTCTGTTAATGCCAGTGCCGATTTTTGCGCCGTATTAAAGGCATTATGGCTGATATGAGTACCTGACTTTCTGCCTACAAATACAAAAGGCTCATTGCCTGCAATTGCTTTGAGTTCCTTAAATATCTCCATCACCTGATCCGACATATAAACGACCATTTCACGGCTATGGCCTGTCGCACTGTCGGCCTTTGTTTCAGGTATAAGCCATATACGGCTATCAAAGTCGATATGCTCCCACTTGGCCCTCAATAGCTCTGACTTTCTAACCAATGTAAGCAATGACAGTAAAAGGCCCAGTTTTCTAGGTCGATAAATTCTTGAGTTTAGGAGGGTGGTGTAATAGGTGCGGATTTCATTTGTGCTTAAATATCTATCTCTAGGCTTTGCCTTGTGTACGTGCCGTGAAGGGATAGCCAAAACAGGGTTATAAGGTACAAGGCCCAAAGTCATTGCATAATCAAACATGCGCTTTAACAAGCCTCTGACTTGGTTAGCTGCTGCATCATATCCCTGTTCTTTTTTGCGCCATATAGTACGGCGTATATCTTCAATACTGATCTGATCTAATGGAATGTGGCCCATCATCGGATAAATATCATTGCTCAGGCATAAAACCATGTTGTAAGGGTCTTTACGGTCTTTTTTAATGACTTCTTTTAAATAGCGTTCGCCGTAGTCCTTGAACAAAATGCCTTTAGGTTTTGCCTTATCTTGTTTCGGCGAAATACCTTTAGCCACCAATGAGGCGGATTCATCTCTAATCTGTCTAGCGTCCTTCAATGACAAGTCAGGATAACGACCTATAACAAGCCGTTCTTGCTTGCCTGCCAGTGAATAACGATAGTGCCACGACTTAACGCCTGATTCCTTCACCTCAATAAACAGGCCATTATTCAGCTTGTCTTTAACTGAATATCGCTTGTCTTGTGGTTTCAGGTTTTGAATCTCTCTATCAGTAGAGAAAAACAGGCCGTTCATTTTTGGCATTACTCTAGTCACTCAGGCATGAAAATAAGGTTTTATTGTCACGTAGCTAGTAGGTGACTAAAAAAATCATAGCACTAGATGAACGTATAGAACATATTGGAACAATAAAAAGACATTAAAAAAGCACTAAGTTACTAAAACTTAATGCTATTTAATTCACATAGTAATCTATTGGAACTTATTAGAATATTAGCTTAATTTGAAATTACTTTCCAATACAAAATGAACCGAAGATCTTGCCCAGCAGATCATCTGCACTGAAATCACCCGTGATCTCACCCAAGGCATTTTGCGCCAGACGTAAGGACTCCGCCACCAGTTCACCGGCGTTATACACCACCAGTTGTTCACGCGCTTCAGCCAGATAGAGCTGAGTGCGCTTCATTGCGTCTAAATGACGGGTACGTGCGATAAAGGTGTCTTCCTCAGGCTGGAAGCCTGCATGCGCTGTAATCGCCTCTATGAGCG